CAATAAAATGACTGATGCAACAGGACTTACAAATCCGGCAGACTATCACAAAGATGCAATTGTCAATCAACTTGATCGTGATGGTTCTGTTCTTAGAGCTTATAAGTTCTGGGACATTTTTCCAACCAATGTTTCTACAATTGACTTAAGTTATGAAACTACTGATACTATTCAGGAGTTTACAGTAGAAATGCAAGTTCATTATTGGGAAGCATTTAGAGGAACGTCTGCTCAGGCAGGTGGTGAAGATATCTCCTAAATAATAGAATAATAGTCTAAGTTAGTTTATAATATGGCAAAACTTTTTGGTTTTTCTATTGATGATACAGAAAAGAAATCCAAATCTGTAGTTTCCCCTGTCCCCGTGAATAACGAGGATGGGGTTGATAACTATATTAGTAGTGGATTTTATGGTTCATATGTAGATATTGAAGGACAATATAGAACAGAATTTGATTTAATAAAAAGATACAGAGAGATGTCACTACATCCAGAAGCGGATGGTGCTATCGAAGATGTTGTAAATGAAGCAATTGTGAGTGATCTTTATGATTCTCCAATTGAAATTGAATTGTCCAATTTAAATGCCACGGATAATTTAAAGAAGGCAATCAGACAAGAATTTAAGTATATTAAAGAAATCTTAGACTTTGATAAGAAGTCACATGAAATTTTTAGAAATTGGTATGTTGATGGGAGACTTTATTATCATAAGGTAATTGACCTCAAAAATCCTCAGGAAGGAATTAAGGAACTGAGGTATATTGATCCAATGAAGATGCGGTTTGTCCGCCAAGAAAAGAAGCAAGATAAGAATGTTATTGGACCAAATATTCCTGGTCGTGACGAACAAAAAAATGGTATTGCCCCAGAGATTGAAGAGTATTTTGTTTATACTCCAAAACCAACCTATCCAACTGGCAATCTGACAGGAGGTGGTGGAAATAAAGGAACTAAAATTGCAAAGGATGCAATTACATATTGTACTTCAGGTCTTGTAGATAGAAATAAAGGAAATGTTCTTTCATATCTTCACAAAGCAATCAAGGCACTTAATCAACTAAGAATGATTGAGGATTCTTTGGTAATCTATAGATTATCGAGAGCACCAGAACGTCGTATTTTTTATATTGATGTTGGTAATCTTCCTAAGGTAAAGGCAGAACAATATCTTCGTGATGTTATGAATCGTTATCGTAATAAACTTGTATATGATGCAAATACAGGTGAAGTTCGTGATGATCGTAAATTTATGAGTATGATGGAAGACTTCTGGCTTCCAAGAAGAGAAGGTGGTAGAGGAACTGAAATCACAACTCTTCCTGGTGGACAGAACTTAGGAGAACTTGCCGATATTGAGTATTTCCAAAAGAAACTTTATAGAGCACTTGGAGTTCCAGAATCAAGAATTGCTGCCGATGGTGGATTTAATCTTGGTCGTTCTTCTGAAATTTTAAGAGATGAACTTAAGTTTGCTAAGTTTGTTGGTCGTCTGAGAAAGAGATTTGCTCAGATGTTCAATGATATGCTGAAGACTCAACTCATTCTTAAGAATATTGTTTCAGTAGAAGACTGGGATAGAATTAGTGATCATATTCAATATGATTTCTTGTATGATAATCAGTTTGCAGAACTGAAAGAAACAGAAATGTTGAATGAGAGACTTGGTGTTCTTGCAACTATTGAACCATATATTGGTAAATATTATTCGCAGAGATGGGTTCGTAGTAAAGTTCTTCGTCAGACTGATGGAGAAATGATTGAAATGGATGAGCAGATTGAACAGGAAATCAAAGATGGTATTATTCCCGATCCGAGTGCTATTGATCCAATAACTGGAGAACCATTACCACAAGAAGGTGAGCAGGGAATGATGGGAGATGTTCCTATAGAACCTGAAATTGATGGTGGAATGACTGAAGTAGACGGTAAAGCTGCCGAGATATAAATATAAAATATACATATATTAAATTTTCATGGAAGAAATTGTAAATTTAGTTGGATCCGACTCGTCGGCATCCGATATTAGTGACAGAATTAAAGACGTTTTATATGCAAAAGCGGCAGAACGTATTAATACTATTCGTCCAACAGTTGGCGCATCCATGTTTGATGACCAGCAAGATAATTCCGAAGGGGAAGAGTAATGGCAAGAACCTTATTAATTGGCACAGAAATTGGTTTAGCAGTTACCTCCACTTTAGGTAATGCAACTGTTGTTAGAGTTATTAATCTTTCTGGATCTGATGCTACAGTTAGTATTGCAAAAAGTACGGCAACTGGTTATGCAAGCACTGCTACTGTAACTCTTCCAGATAATCGTGTCGAATTTTTCGAAAAAGATGGTGCCGATAAGATTTGGGCATCTGCTGCAACAGTAAAAGGTGCAAAAGTAGGATTTACAGGTTAATACAAATGAAACTCATCACCGAAGAAATTTCAAACGTAAAGATTATTACCGAAGGTAAAGGTTCTAATAAGAAACTTTATATTGAAGGAGTTTTCCTACAAGGCAATCTCAAAAATCGTAATGGAAGAATGTATCCTATGGAGACTCTTTCTCGTGAAGTAAAAAGATATAATGAAGCATTCGTCCAAAAAGGACGTGCTCTTGGAGAACTTGGTCATCCTGATGGACCTACCGTAAATCTTGATCGTGTTTCTCATAAGATTACTTCACTCACTCAAGAGGGTAGTAATTTCAGAGGTAAGGCACAAATCCTTAATACCCCTATGGGTAAAATTGCATCTTCACTTTTAGACGAAGGTGTCATGCTTGGAGTTTCTTCTCGTGGTGTTGGTTCATTAAAAGAAGACCGTGGTGGTTTAAAAGTTGTTGGTGAAGATTTCATGTTAGCAACTGCTGCTGATATCGTTGCCGATCCTTCTGCACCCGATGCATTTGTATCAGGAATTATGGAAGGAAAAGAGTGGATTTGGGAAGGAGGAATTCTTCGTGAGCAACTCGCAGAAAGAACACAGAAGAGAATTAACACTCTCGTTGACCAAAAAGTTCTTGAAGAATATAAGTTGGACTTATTCAACGAATTCTTATCAAATCTTTAAATTATAAATAAATATATTAGTATAAAAATCTAATACAATCAAATGTCCGTTGGTAGCAATTTACAAGAAATGGAAAACGTAGTAACGAAAGGAGCTGCTGCATCTGAGGTAATGCCAAAATCCGGAAGTAATGCTTCTGGTGTTTCGACCCCTGGTCAAACTGGCAATTACGAAGATCTCGGTGGCCCGACTCCAGAAAACTATAGAGTAGACGACAACTCTGCTAAACTCGCAGAACCTAAAATCGCAACTGTCAAAGACATTGTGAACAGGGGGGCCAAACCTGCTGATCCCATGCCTAAGGGTATGAAGGAAGAAGAGGAAGTTGCGGGTGAAGTAGTCGAAGAAGAAGAGACCACTGCATCTACCGAAGATGTAGTTTCCGAGGAAGAAACTTCTGAAGAAGAAGTTGTATCTGAAGAAGAGCAAGCACCAGAAGCAGAATACAGCATCGAAGAAGATGTTGAAGCACTGCTTGCAGGTGAAGAACTTTCTGAGGACTTCCAAGAGAAAGCACGTACCATTTTTGAAACTGCTATCAAAACAAAAGTTGCCGAAGTTCAAGAAGAACTGAAAGCACAATACGAAACAACTCTTGAAGAAGAAGTTTCCGTTATTAAGGAAGAACTGACTGATAGAGTTGACGCATACCTTGAGTATGTTGCCGAAGAGTGGATTACGGATAATCAACTCGCAATTGAGCAAGGTCTCAAGGCAGAGATGACCGAATCATTCCTGACTGGAATGAGAAGTCTTTTTGAAGATCATTATGTAACAATCCCTGAAGAGAAATATGATGTAACTACCGCAATGGTAGAGAAATTAGATGAAATGGAAGATAAACTCAACGAGCAAATTAAATCTAATATTGCTCTAAATCAAAGATTAGCTGAGTCGGTTGCTGACGTAATCTTCTCCGAGGTCTGCGAAGGTCTAGCACTTTCTCAGAAGGATAAACTCGCTTCTCTTGCCGAAAATGTTGAGTTTGATAGTGAAGACAACTATCGTGAGAAACTGGTAACTTTGAGAAATTCATATTTCTCGGAAACAACCGGTACTCAAAGAGACACTTCAGAGAATATTTCCGAGAGTTCGGAATCCATTGCACAACCAGTTACTGGTTTAATGGAATCATATCTCGATACTCTGACCAGAGTTTCGCAAAAGTGATTTTTTAATTATAAATCAAACTAAAATTTTTAACAAGGTAAATTCAAATGCAAGGTTTCAATGCTGAACACCTTCAGGAGAAGTGGGCACCTATCCTCAACCATGAGGGTCTCGACGGCATCAATGATGCTCATAAGAGAATGGTTACCGCAGTTCTTCTGGAGAATCAAGAAAGAACAATCAGAGAAGAAAAAGAATTCCTTTCTGAAGCTCCCACGAACTCAACCGGATCCGGAATTTCTAACTTCGATCCCGTTCTGATTTCACTGATCAGACGCGCAATGCCTAACTTGGTCGCATATGACCTCGCAGGTGTTCAACCGATGAACGGTCCTACTGGACTGATCTTCGCAATGCGTTCACGTTTCACGAATCAGAGTGGTACAGAAGCTCTGTTCGACGAAGCAAACACCGCATTCTCCAACAGTGGAATTGCTACTGCCAGTTCTTATGTTTCTGGATCTGATGGTGTTTCTTCTGGTTTGAGCACCTCGGTTCAAAGAGGTTCTAATCCTGGTCTGCTTGATCCTACTACCCAAACTCCACCGGT